ACACCACCAAGAATAGTAGAGAAAAGCATAGTGATTAATTCTAAAGGAAGTCCAAACATTATACTTTACCTAAGTTAATTACCATTTCGGATTCAAAGGGTTTACCAGCCTCTTTCAGTTCCTCTTGTTTAGCATAGCCTATAATAGAGGCAGCCTCTACAGGATTTGATATGGACTGTGATAAAATTTGTAGGGCTTTGCTATCGTCACCTTCTTTTTTAGCTTTGTAATACGCCTCTCTTTTAACTCCCTTGTTGAAGTTATAGGTGTTACGGATAACGATAGAACCATCTTCGTTTGTGGAGAACTTTAAGCCACCTAGTGTACGAGCCAACCTCAACTCTGGATCAAATAGACCAGCAAGAGGACCACCCTTCAAAACATCTTGTTCACTTGTACCAAAGTCGGCGTAATCTAAGGAGTTCCTTCCTTCTTCTTGAGCTTTCTTTACAGCTTTACGCAGTGTAGCTATATCCTTTGAGTTAAGATCGTCTTGGGTAAATTCACCACCAGCATTAAATAGGTTAGCTGCAAAGAACCTGTACTCAGATGTTCCAAAGTCTGATATTTTATCTACCACACTGGAAACACCCTCAGTCAATACATCTATTGGAGACGGAGTTTCTTCTAAAGTTTCTACTACATCACTTGATATATTAGATACATACTCAGTGCCAGTAGCAAGAGCCTCAGCAGCACCATCTACTACAGTCTGCCAGATACTACCGCCTGTCTCAGCTACCTGACTTGCTACCTGACTACCTGTTTCTACAGCACTCTTGACAGCACTATCAACAGCACTAGAAGTGTCTTCGACTACTCTCTTACCAGTATTCCATGAACTTTTAGCCATCAGTTACCTACCTCTGCTATAAGGGCATCTAGGGTAGCATCGTCTACCTTACGGAAACCTTCCCAGATACTACGTAAGTTAGCTCTTTTCTGAGACATTGTCTTACCCTTAGCTATGTTTTCTTTAGCTAAGAAAAGAAACATAGAGTCCTGTGTAGCCTTGTTGAAGACAGTATCCTTAGGTAAACCCATACGATTTACTAGGTCTCTAAGGGTAGACCCTACAATCTGGTACTTACCCATAGGTGTAGAAGTAAGACCCTTTTTATAGGCCTCAGTCTGTTTACCTAGCCGTGGCTTAACGTAACTAGCATAAGCCCCAGTTGGTTCGGAAAAGTTTATTAAATCCCCTACTGTCTGTTGTGACACGGAGTAACCTTTGAAAGGGGTATCTTGAGTTTCAAAGTTACCATAGAGGGTGTCATAACCTTTAGCTTCTACAGTTTCTAAAGTTTTTTGGGTTGTTGACTCTGGTGTAAGACTGGTCTCAGGAGCATCCTGAGTAACCAATGTTCCAGTATTCCATGGACTTTTAGGCATATCAGATAATTCCTTATTTAACGTACAGCAAGCCGTCAGCAGGATCAATGTAGTACTCACCCTCATTAACCAAAGAAAAAGCCTCCGCATTCTTAGGGAGTAGTGGGCTTTCTCTAGTACCTGTTGGTGTAACTTCTTCACTTGTAGACTCCGTTGGTATTTCTGCACCAGAAAGATCGTCATTCTCTTGGCCTGTAAGGATCAATGCTTCAAGTTTAGAAGGATCTCCCCCTGCCTTACGGAAGTAATCAGCATACGTCTTAAACTGGTTGTTAGCCCGTGTGATTTCATCATACTTAATTGACAAGGCCAATACTGGGAAACCTTTACCCCGAAGCTCAGTACGTTCTGACGCACTAAGAGCAGCACCACGATCCTTGAACATACGGTAGATGTTACCTCCGTAGTACTGGTCAGCCTTAGCCTGTACAGAACCATCTGTCCAAGCCCTAGGCATAGCCACACCATCCGTCTTAAGCTCCACTCTACCCAAGCCAGCGATAACGAACAGGCTGTCCTCTGTGACACCTTTCATTGTTGTAGCAAAGATGTTAGCTTGTGCTTGGATAGCATCACGCATCTGTAGGGAGGCTGTCTGGTAGGCTTCAGGGTCTAGCTTCTTAACCAAAGCTAACTTAGAGAAAACCTCAGGGGAGAATAGGCTGTCCATAGTGGACTTGCTAATAAGCTGTGTTGCTGTTGCTACGTTAACGGTAGCCTGACCAACACCATTAAGGAATAATTCACGGTGCTCAGGTTGGTTAATATTTACTGGTTCTGTCAGACGCAGCTTGAAGTCTAAAGCATTGGTGATTGCGTTCAGTCTATCAGAACTAGAACGATTAGTAGCTAACTCAAACTCATCTGGATTGTGTAGAGACGTAGTTGTTACTTCAGTACCCTCTGTGGCTGCCTGAGCAGCTGCCTCAACTCCAAAGACATCAAGGCTTGTATATACAGTATCCTCAATCTTAGTGTCCTTAAGTGTCTTTACAACAGTAGGCCACTTGCTAGACACATAGGAAGACCAGTCAACCTTACCTGACAGCAAAGCACTGGCAAGCACAGGGTCAGTAGCACCTAGGCTTTTAGCTTGAGACAAAAGTAACTGAGAGATGGGCTCCATAGCTGCGGCTGTTTGAGCAGTGAGCATTTCGGAGTCGTATGTTTCCAAACGTGTCAATAGTTCATCGAGTGTTGTCAGCTGAGAATTGACGTGCTGCCAGTTGTCATCTGACACATTCTTAGGTTTTGTCAGTTGAGCCTTGGCAATGTCGAACTTAGTACGAAGCTGTACGAGAGACTCAGGTGAAATATCACCACCACCAATCTCCACTTGGAGACCTGAGATGGCAAGCCCACGTATATCTTCTAACACACGGTCAGCGTGAGGGATGTAGGTCTCTTGGAAGTCCTTGTTGTCGATATTCTTAGCTGTAACTAAGTAGGTAGCCGCTGCCTCAGAAGCCTTCATGTCACCTAGGGCTACTTCTGCTACATCTTGGTCAGTGAAGGGTTGACCTAAGGCTTGGAGTTTAGCCTCCGCACGGTAGATAAACCCTGGGTTCTCCAAGAGTTGCTTATTGGCTGCATCTGCTGCTTGTATTGCTGGATTAACGACACTTGCACTAATGTCAACACCTGTCCTACGGAAAATAGCATCTGCCTCAGCTGTCCCTATTGGAAAGCCTTGGGACTCATAGGCAGCGATTGCAGTATTAACACGTGATCGTATTGTTGTTGGGTCTGTGACACCCTTAAGATTGTCAAGTTGTCCAATAAAGGCACCAAAGGCTTGCCTATTGATGCTGGCCTCCGTAGGTGCAGATTTAGCAGAAGCCCTAGCAAAGGAGTCAGCTACCCCAAAGAGTCCTTGGGTTATGTTTTGTAGCCCTTGGGCAGCTGCCGCAGAAGCGTTGGCACTAGGAGCAGAAACACCTTGTGCAAATTGGGAACCTTCGTCACCTAGATCAATAGCAAAACCTGCCATAGTTTAATGTCCTTATTTCTGTTGCTGTAAGACGGTGGCATCAAACTCAAGGCTAAGTCTGTGGGCGTTCCGCATAATATCGAAGATAGCTTCGCCACGATTAAGGCGTTTCTGAATGGAGCTTTTAAGCTCATTCGAGTAGGGCTGAGACCATAGTTCGTCTACTAGCTCTTGGTACAGCTGTTCACCTCTTAGCATATCATCTTTGTCACCTTCTGTCAAGAGACGAATAGCATAGTCAGCCTTTGAACGTAGCTTTTTCTCGAAGTCTTTAGTTGCCTTGGTTTCCTTAAAGACCATTTCACTGTAGTCGTAGTAGTTTTGAACGGGGGCTGGGGTAGCACCAAAGAGAACAGAAGCAGCTGCCTCAGGATCTAGGCCACCTACGGAGAGCTTACGTGTACGACTACGGTAATTACCTGTCTCGATCAGCTCTTGGATCTTAACTGCTTTGTCTACTGACGAGATGTTACGTAGAAGCTGTGTCAAGTCCTCTCGTGCTACGGCACCCCTACCGCTTACCATGGCTGAAATAGCTGACATACCTACTTGGTACATATCTCTGGTGATCTCTCCTGACGGACCAGCTATAACTGTCATAAAGTCATCTGAGAAGAGCTTCTGCCATGTGTCAATCAACTGGTCTGTTGGTGCTACACGTGTTGCATAGGCTGTCTCTGTGCCTAATACGTTAGAAAGAACAGCATCGACCACACCATACTTAATACGATTAAACATCTTGACAGTCTCAGGGTCTTCAGGGTCATACCCAAGTTTCTCTGTGACGTACCCAGCAGACTGACCTAAGCCCAAACCTGTTAGACCGTACATTGGACCCATAATAGCAAACATACGTGACCGTTCACCGACAGTAAAGTTACGACCTACTATGATGTTCTCAAGGGCACGTAAGGAGAATGACAACCACTGAGTAGGAACACGCATAGGTCCACTCTGAGCAAAGCTACGTGATGCTGTTGTCATACGGAAGGACAGATCCTGCTCACGGTTAGTGATCCAGGTCTTACCCTCAGGAGAGAAAGGGTCAACCAAGGGACGTTTAGCACGATGCTCAAGGAATGCCGTTGTAAGGGCAGACATACGTGTGGCTCGTTCACCTTCCTTGAAGAAGATAGTGGACTTATCAAGGAAGCTGTTTGCGTTGTCCAAGGCTTTTCCTACGAGAGTACTACTAGCACCAAACTTCTGTGGAGCTTGAAGTTCTATGATTTGTGTATCAACGATATTACGTCCACTCTCGTCAATGTATCTGACAAGATCCGTTAGCTCTTCCTCTGCTATAAGACCAGACTTAGACAAACGCTTAATGGCTAGGTCACGGGTAGCTCCAGCGGGGAACTTAGTAATGAGAAGCATAGGCGCTGTCAAGCCCAGAGCCTTAGTACCCTGTACTGGTGACACAGCAGCAACAGTTAAACTGTGGAGTGCTTGCAGCATAAACTGGTCAGGGTTCAAGAAGCCAAACTTAGAGTAGAAACCTACCTTCAAAAGTGTAGATGCAGGGTCAGCCTTAGTCAGGTCTGCTTTACGCCCACTCTTCTCAAAGATAGCTTCTGTAGCTGAGGATGTAAACGAATCCCATTTGTCACTTAACCATGTTGGTTGGTTAAGCCTACGTTTGATTACGTCTTGTTGCTCACGTAGCTGTGCAGCCAAGTCGTTAAACTTACCTGTCTTGGTTACCTCAGCGCCTAGGAAACGATTAAGGAAATCACTACTAGGGACACCCTTAGGGAACTCTACGATACCTGGGTTTGTTTCTGCCAGTTTAACCCAGCCAACAATAGCATTCTGGGAGGCTGCACGGTTCGCATAACCAAATGCCTCAGATCCAAACTGGTCAGCGATGGCAGAGATAGGGCTGGCATTGACAGCTTGCTTCCCACCGTACTCCATTAAGGGAGTATCCCCACGCTTCATGTTAATGCGAGTACCTACGACTTCTCCGTAAGAAGAACCAGCAAGAGAAATATCCTCACCTTGGTCAGCTATGCTGATCTTCTCGTCACGAGCCTTGGCTACAAACTCCTCACGGAACCTAAAGCCATACTTGCTACCCAACTCGACTAGATCCTCGAAGTCAGTGATGTGTTTATTCCAAGTATTGTTCTCACGGATTACCTTACCTAGCTCTTCGTACTTAGGTTTAGACAAGGTAAGTGAAGCAATATCGTCAACACCCTGTTCAGCCATAAGGTCTTTAACCTTACGGGTGATGGTGTTCAACTGAGTGACAGCATTCTGTGCTTGGTCTTTACCAAAGGAACCAAGCATTGTTTTAAAGCCACCGTTAATGGTGTTTCCTGATACTAACTTTTGTTCCTTAGTTGTACCTACGAACCAACGGAACTCTGCGTTAGTACGAGGACCACCAACATTGTAAGGCATAACGTCTACTCTCTCAAGTGGACGGGTAGTCTTTACGTTAGTGACAAACAAGTGGTCCATGTAGGTGCCTGGGACTTTGAAGGAGATTTGGTCAGCACCTAGCTCATCCTTACGGAGTGTACGTCCTGTGGCAAGATCAAGGATATACTCATTGTCAGGGATGGTTACCTTCTGGCCTTCCACACGGTATACAATATCGCCGTAGTCATCCGTAAAGTCAGCGTAGACACCACCATCAGCAACAACACGTTTAAGACGTTCACTAGATCTGATCTGCCAAGCTGTGTCACTAATGTCTATAAGGGAGTCATACGCAGCTACAGCAGACTTAGAAGGTTTAGCTCCATACATTGTAGTATAAAGGGACTCAAAGCTCTCCTTTGTGGGAGCCTTACGTAGGTAAGACAACTCACCGTCACGAAGCTGTGTCATAAAGTCGGACAGGTTCTCTAGCTCTTTACCTTTGACCTTATTGATTGTCTTCTGGTAGGGTTTGATTAACTCTCCTACTAACGCTTGACCAGCCTCAGCTTGCATAAACTTGGCACCTAGCTTGTCACCTAGGCGTATGGTAGAAGCACCAAACATCTTATTGATGGAGTCACCAATGAAACCAGCCTTGTCTAAAACTTCAGCCTTCTCAGGTAAACCTAGGACATTGACTCGTTGTTCTGCCTCAACGAACCAGCCACGGCCTTCCTCACGCTTAACAACTTTAAGACTAGGGTCAGCCTCAGCAATAGCCTCAGCATCTCCTTTAAGGCGGAAGGGAGAGCCTGAGCCATCCTTACCCATCCGTACAACTACCTTGTAGTCATCGGAACCTTCGTCAAGTACCCTACGGCTATTGACAACTACATCGTTAACACGAGAGGCTACCGTGGCAGCAATGTCATCGGCTACTCTGCTTATGGTGCTAGGCGAAACGTATTCCCCGAAGGAACCCTGTCGGTTCAACTCTTCGATCTTCTCCATAAGGGATGTCTTACGGTTGTTCTGACGTAGTGTGACACCTGATGGACGAGCAGAGGGTCCAGCTACAGGATCTAGCTCTTGGGGTAAGTTACGCCCAGCTGAAACTTCATCTACCTGTACACCCATGTCATCCACAGACTTAGCCAATGCGTTAGCCGCAGGTACTTCCCCTTGGATGGTAGCAATAGCATCTACTGGGCGTCTGGACTTAGAGAGTGACAAGAGTTTACCTGCCACTGTACCCGCATCGTAGGCAAGGTCAGTAGATTTAGCTAACGCTGAGGCTAGGGTCTTACCCCCACGTACAGCACCTAGGGTTGCTACGTCAGCCACACCAAACAGAGCATTCAAGCCAGCCATAGGGTCATCCCCTAGGTATGTGGCATCACTTGCTGCTTTGTAGAGGTTCCATAAGGAGTCACGAGAGAAGAAGCCCTCATCCTTGCGTTCAGTCACATACTCTTGCGCCCATACTTCAAACTCAGATGGTGTCAAGGTAGTGAAGGCCTCACGAATGTCTTTACCCTCACGATTAGAACGGAAAGTAATGTTCTCGAAGGCACCAATTGTAATCTCACGTAGGATGTTAACGTCTAAGAATGTTAGAACCTTGGAGATACCAGACTGGTCATTGTCTTCTATTTCTTTCTGAAGCAAACGATTCCAAGTTTCCATGTTTGTCAACGTGCGGGAAGCGTAAGGGCTAACATCATTATCTGACAACATAAGGTTTTGGATCAGCATGTACTCACTTACAGACATATCCTCACCCTTCTCCTTACGGGTCTGGATGATCTCTGCAATGTCCTCAGGCTGTAGTCCATCCTGGAATGCTTGGTCAATAGTCAAAGCATAGTCGAAGTTTAAGGCCTGTACTTTAGCTACGCCTGTGTGGTCTAGGTTTCCGTTAGCACGAGCAGCACGAACCTCACCCTCATCACTATCAGTAGCAATAGATAGTTCTTGGGCCTTGATAGTTTCCACCTCAGACATCGGGTTAAAGATGTCAGGCTCTTCTTGATCTGCAAGTTGTTCCGTTAGGATTTTAGAGTTGAAAATGGAATCTTCAAGAGTAGGTATGCTTGTCATTTTGTGTCCTACTTAATTTATGTTCTAGCGTATGGTGCAGCAAAACCAGCAAGTCTGAACCCTAGGTTTGCCTGAGCAGTTTGGAGACTAGACAACCCAGATAGAGCACTAGACTCTGCCGAGAGAGCCGTAAACTGTTGACTAAGACCACTCATCATAGAGCCGTAACCTAAGTTAGCCCCAAGCTGAGATGACAAAGATGCCAAGCCTCCAAGAGCACCTGAGGATGTACCTACGCCTCTTGTCTGGGCTGCTTGTTGGGCCTGTGCTCTGGCAATAATGCTTGAACGTACAGCACTCCTCCGTTGACGAGCAGCTTGCTGTACCTGTTGTTGGACTTGCACTGCCGCAGCTTCTTGTGCTACTGCAATGCCTTGCCTAGCTGTAGATGCAGCCTTTTTGCTTTGGTTTACTGCGGCTACTGAACCTACCGCTGCAACTGTACCTGCTACAGCAGCAGTAGAAATTGTTAAACCTGTAATTGCGGTGAGGCCAGTGGCGATTGCTGTGAAAACTGCCATCTTATACTTCCTTTATGTAAGCTGTCTCTACGGGCTTGAAGCCTTTTCTCTTAAAGAGAACGCCAGCCCTGCTGTCTAGTAATTCGTCAAGTGTTGATAGTCTGATATAGTTACAGCCAATCCTTGTGGCCCATTCAACGTATGAGTCTATTAGCTTAGGTGATGTCTTGCCATTACGATGGTCTGCGTCTAACCAAAACATTAATTCTTGGGCAAAGACAAAAGAGTTGATGGTGAGTGGTGTAGCACACGCTATTAAAGCACCTACTATTTCTTCGTCAGAAACCACCACCTTGACAAAACCAGCTTCACTCTCGATTAAGTTAGTGACCAAGTCTTTTACCTTAGTAGCCTCAAACTTACCCCAAGCTGGGTGGGGTATCTCTTTGCAGAACTGCTTAACTGCTAGTACTATGTCTAAGGTGTCTGCTTCTGTTGCGTTACGTATTACGTATTCTGACATTAGAACCTGTTGTTTCTTCCTTGGACCAGACCCCAGCCTAGGAGAATAAAGTCTTTGCCTTGGGTGCTCTCATACTTAATCCGCATGGAGCGACCATGGCCTCTGACTTTAAGCCTAGTTATGATAACGTCCTCAGGGTAATTGAAGTTTGACAAGTTGTCAGGGTCTACAACGATGGGGTGCTTAAACCTGTAGGCCTCTTGAGGAGAGCCAAAGTTAGAGTTGAAGTCCCATGCTGTTGACACAAGTAATGAGGATGGTCTGATTGATTCGTACCCGTCAACCTCGTTACCAGTAAATCCTTGCTCTGTCAAGCGTGAGTACACAGCAATATAAGGTGCGTTCTTCTTAACGATCAAGTCCCCAATGAAGTCATAACCTGTCTCAGCAAAGGACGTATAGTCAGTGTCACCCCAATCCAGGAACCCTGCGTCTGAGAACTTAGCCATGGTCAACTTGTTAGTAGCACCATCACGAACCAACAACACAAGGGCTGGGTCACCTGTGGTAAAGTCTGAGATCTGAGTGTTAATAACGTCATCACCTGCGGATGTGACAACATCGTCACCAGCAGAAGTAATGACATCTAGGGCAAGTTCCGTGGCACCAAAGCCTGAGTAGAACGATAGGCCAACAACCGAGCTTGTGTTAGACGCTTGGTCAGAGATTTTCCAAGGGTAGAATGCAGACAGAGTAAGGTCAAGGATAAGGATGTTGTTTAGCTTAGACTCAACAGTCTCATCGTTGTCAGGATAAGCCCAGTAGATCTTCTTGTTGATACTATCGTAGATACTTGTTACTTTAGCTTTAGCTGTAGTAGATATTTTATCCCAGAAACTTTGGATAGTAGAGATCGTGATGTTCTGTTCTGAACCCTGTCCTGACACCTCATCAATGGTAAGCGTATGAATACCAAAACGAGACCACCAAAAAGGAAGACCCTCAGCCTGAACGAAAGCCTGAGGGTTAAGGAGACCTATGTTAGACACACGGTTAACACCGTAGGCTGTAGCCGAGAAGATACCATCTACACCTGTGATCTGCCATACGCCATTCTCTGCGAAGACAAAGAGAGAAGAACGGAAAGGGTAAAGTAACTGAATGTTAACTGCGTCAGGGATGTTAATAAACCCACCATCAGTAGCCACTAGGTCTGACAAGTATTCAGCTGTAGGGTCATTCTGTTGGTAACACTTACCTAGGTCTGCTTCGTCCTCCACCAAACGGGAGAAGAGAATTGTACCTGCATTCTTAGCACTGGTAAGACCTGCGTAGAACACACGGCCTGAGAAAGAAGCCACAGACTTGAAGCGTGAAGATTCTGTCTCTGTTGTTAAACCACTACGGACCTTGTTAAAGAAGTCAAGGATGAAGTGACCGTTAGCAGTTAAGGTTGTACCTGCAAAGACCTTGGCCCATTCAGCAGCATCGTAGTTACCGTCTTGATCTTTTCCTGCGTACCAGGGATGGGTAAGAGCCTTAGTGTAATCCGCAGGACCACCACCCTGGCCCCAACCAGCATTCTTTGCGTCATAAGTACGTCCTGCTGAGGGTGTGCTGTCGTTTGTAGAGTACTCGTCTACGTTACCCTGCCACTCAAAGTCACGTGTCTTAAAGGCGATAGAAGCTACTGTTATGTTAGAACCAGTATATGTGATAACAATGGTGTTGATAGCCTCTGAGGAGACCACAAGTGTACCGTTGATGCTTGCGAACTGACACTTGGCATTGTTAGCACCAATAGAACCAGAGAACTCATAAGACGACAGGCTAACACTAAAGCTCTCTGCCTGAGAGGAATACGGCAGGTCAGCCTTGTTGTAGAAGTACAGCTTATTACCCTTTTGGATGACCAAGAACTCAAGGGAGGCGTTACCACCTACGTTTACCCAGTTCCCTGTGTTAACCAATTCGTCATTCGTAATGGTGAATGATGACAAAGTATAGTTACTCTCTAGGGCTACACCCTCACGCCTACGTCTGGAACCATCACGCCGAAGGTCACAGTTAAGCTCATCAACGGAAGCACCGTCAGGGAATGTTAACTCAGCAGCCTCAGTAATAAGACCCTTGACAAAGTTATTAACTGTCTTTTGGTTTAAGCTCTGTGGCATCTTTTACTTTCTTACGTTCATCAAACTTCTTGGCGAAGTTATCTCTACGGACAGTAGGGGATTCCTTCTTCTTCCTAAGGTAGTTGCCTACAGCTTTCTTAGCCTCTGGCATTGATGTGTAACGACCGCTTAGTTCCCTTGGAACCTGACCTGCATCAACCTTAATAATAAAGAACCTAAACCCGCCTATTTCTTTTTCGATAATGATGTTGCATTTTAGTTTGTCTGTCTTGCAGATACAGTGCTGGTTTGCTGTATCTTCTATGAACTCAACCATTAACGTCTCCCGTAGACTGGCTTCTTGTTTGCTTGTTTTGTTTTGTGCATGTCGTTCTGGACATACGACTTAAGGCGTCTTGCCGACTGTTCTACTTTAGGATCTGACCCACTCTTAAACAAAGAGAAGCAGGTAGATTTAGCTTCTGCCAATAGGTAGGGCAGCATGTTGTCATCAAGGTCAGGTTCAAAGGAATCGCTGATGGTAAACGCAGGGTAGACAGAACCGTAGGCACGTGTCTTGTTAGCCTGTAGGATTAACTCAAGAGAACTATCAAAAGAGTTCATTACAATATGCTCATCGTCAAACGATGTGTAGTAAGTAGGTGGTACGTTATTAAGAACGAACAGGTCAGTGTTACCTTGCTTGTCTGCTATCTTAACGGAGGCCGTAGAAGACTCATCCATCTTAACAATAAACTCTAAAGGATTAACATAGTAGACCTCAGTGTAACCAGATCCTGTGACAGCTGTGTTGTACGACAAGCTCTCGATCTTCTTAACATTGCTTGGGTACTTGAAGTGAGTAGGTCTGGTGCTGTCTGATAACGAAGTTAACTTGAGTAGCTGCCTATGCTCAGGGATGTCACGTGCTGACACAATGTTGTAGTATGTGTCCTCAATAACGGAGGCTACTTGCTGGGCCTCAATGGTTTCACTAATGGCGTTAACATCCTCTGAGTCCATGTCACTCAGAATACTTTGGACCATCTCAAGGAGTGTACGTTTCATTACTCAGGAACCCCCATGATTGACAAGAAACCTGAGGCGTATTGTACAGTACAAGCAGCATCAGCCAAAGAGAATACTTCTATGTAGTCGTTGGTGCTGAGTGACGTATAACCTGAGACTGAGATACTTCCCCATGATCCTGAGCTAATCGTGCGGATAGTCTGTGAGCCAGGAAGCTCAACACCGTTCTTGTAAATGATCCACTGTACATCCCTGCTTGAGCCAGAGGCTTGCTTTGTAGACAGCGTAAGGACCATGTGAGAAGAGATGTCTTCTGTTCCTGTGTACGTAAGTCTAGCGTTAGGACTAGAAGTACCAGTAAAGCCATTAGACTCTGATACTGTGAATGTTGGGTTAATAACGGTAGCCGAAGTAGTGGCACTGTGGGAATACGCAGGTGTGGTAGAATCAAAGGGAATATACGCACCGATGAAGCGGTGGTTCTCTACCCATGTGCCTGACCCTGTGCCATTAGCTACGTATACCTGACCTGTACCAGCGGTAGCAATGCCCTTGGGTTCATGTAGGTATGGATCTGTGAGTGTTGAGTGATTTACGTTAGCCATCGTAGCTCCTATAGGGATATACTATTGCCCCTGCCAAGGTTTAATTTATTATACACTAACAAATAACTTCTGTCAATAGAAAAGTGAGGTGCCCCCGAAGGGACACCCCGTTAGTCTTACACAGCAGGGTTAGTTACGATTGTAACGATACCTTCTGGGCGGTACTTCTTAACACCGTAACGAGCAGTAGTTACATACTCATGACGCTGGAAGTCTTTGTTGTACTCATAGTCAACCTCAGGCATTTGACGCCATGCACCCACGAATGGGTTAGCAGTCGCATCTGCTGAGAAGAACAAGTTTGCAACACCGTTGTTTGTAGAGAAGTCGTTAGCTGTTGTGCCATCTTTTTCCAAGAGAGCAGAGTCAGCAACAGTTGTCTTCAAGTAGTTGGATGTGTATACATCGAAGCCATAGACGTTGGCTACAAAACGCATACCAGTCGCAACACCATCACGAACAATACCTTCAAACATTGGGTTGTTTGACACATTGACCAAGTTAGTCAGAGTGTTCAGTTGGTACTCAACAGATGGATCAACGATAGCAACCAAGTTACGATCAGGTACATTGGATTTCTTCAAGGCATAACGTGCCCATGCGAAGTCTTCCAATTGCAGTACACCAGCGTTACCGCCAGATACACGGTGAGCAACACCGTCCAGAGTTTCTGCGGAGTTAGCTGTAACACCTACTTCAGGAGCAGCAAAAGTAGTTGCTTCAAAGTGCTCCATGATCGCACGTTCTTGCTCAGGAACGAAACGTGCCTCAAGCTGTGCGCTGTAGAAAGAGTCCTGTGCGGCCTTCTTGGTGATGTAAGAACCCGACTGGAGGTACTTGTCTACAGTGAAGGAGAACTCAGCTGTGTCCATAGGAACGTAGGCAACTTGTGCATCTTCTGTGTAGTCAGATACAGTTGTCTTACCGATGGTTGGGATAGTGAATGTGTCACCGTCTGGGAATCCATCAAGCATACGTACATAACGCTGTGCTTGCATTTCATCACGGAGGATGTCTTTAAGCTCAGAGGAGTAAACCTCTGCACGGATTAAACGCTGTGTGTCAGCGTTGGAGGAGATCATACCAGCCATTGTGCTAGTCCTTTTCTAAGAGAGTTTTAGTTATTACCGAACCTATCACCCATCTTCACTTTATCTGCCATAAGCATCTGCTGTGTTTTTGGTTGATAGTATTCATTAGGATTCTCCCGGCGGAGCTTCTGGTAGTATGCCCAATTACGTTCTGCCGAGACTTGCATATTGACACCTTCAGTTCGTACTGAGCCTTGTACCATGGGATTGTTTAAGGCTCGTGGTGCTTCACCGATAAGAGTAAAGAAGGCGTTAGGGGACTCAGCAGCAATATCACGTAAACGATCCATTGACATACCTAGTTCTTCTGCTTTCTTCTTGACGACAGCTGCGGCTTCTGTGCCGAAACTCTCAACCAAACTCTTGTCAACCTGAGTTAGATTCTGCTGTATAGTAGTATCTTTCTCACGCTGCGTTAGTGTCTGTTCAACAAGGCTCTTCAAGTGTTCCTCACTAAGGTTCGCAGTGGTGTTCTGTTCCTCAGTGTTACCGTTATCATTAGGCGCTCCAGTCTTCGCTGCGGTAGAGTCAGCGGCCTTATTCTGGAGTTGTTCAAGAACTTGGGCTTGATACTCTTGCTTCTTCATATCCTCACGCATTTGGTTAAGTTGCTCTTCAAGAGTTTTAATATAACCGTCTGCTTCGAGTTTACCTTTAGCTAAAGTCTCAGGGTCTTTCCAGTTCTCTCCCTTTGCCTCTACGAGCTTCTGTACATAAGATTCCTGTGGTTGGGCTTCTTGTGTTGTCTGCTCACTGGTCTGTTCGGTCTGTGTGGTTGCAGCTCCGTCAGTAAATACCATTTTTTATTCCTTGTCTAAGTTGATGAGATCAAGCACTTGGTTTAGTGCTCTGTTAAAACCAATCCGATCAGCCTGTTTGAATGCCCAAGATGGACTATCGTAATCGGCTGTTGGTGGTGTGTCCTTGAGCATAGGCTCTAGGATTTCTTTGAGACGATCTAGGCTTTCCCTATTTGACAAGATGGTCTGTCGTACCTTATTCTTGTCGTCCTTCGTCTTGCATTCTTTGTACCATGCGGCCTTCATTTAGAGACCCTTCTCGATGGCAATCTGTTGTTCTTCTTCGAACTGGACCTGTGCCTCAGTAGCAATCTTCTGAGTTTCCATCTGCTCGATGACGGTTATATTCTCTGCGAACAGTGCTGGTTCACCTAGTTCGTCAGCCAACAGACGAGCAAACTCTTTACCTGACAAGTGAGCAGCCATAGTAGGATCTGACAACTTAAGCTGGTAGAGTTGCGTCAGGCTCTGCACACGGTTAGCACGTTCAGCAAAGTGACGAGCACCCATGGGAACGATCTTACCATTAGCCTTAATGTCTTCCTTAGTGATCTGCTCAAAGAAGGCAACGCCTGTGTCTTCGTTAAGGATACGAATGGTGTCAGCATAATCCATGTTACGGCGTGATGCCTCAAGCATGGCGTTAAGGATAGGCTCAAGGAACACACGTTCAAAGTGTGCTGTCTTGTGTTGGAAGATACGACCAGCAGCAGTCATAAGCTGGTTAACCTCAAAGGCTGTCTTCTCACCTGCACTACGGATACCCATAGCCTCACGAGGAGCACCTGCAAGCATCTCCATCTTGTTCTCTAGGTTCTGGATCTGGAAGTCAGCGTTAAGGGCTGTGGCATCTGGTGCTAGGTAACCTACGTCACCCTCTTCACCCAAGTAAATACGAGAGCCAGGTTCGAAGTCGAAGTCTTCTACATCCCCACGAATCTTCATGATGGGGTAGGCAATCTGATCGAACACATCAGCCTTGAGGTTTTCCAAGTGGTCAATGCGGTACTGCATACCTACGAGGTTGTCCAGTGGTCCCATGGCATACAGGTTGTCCGGGCGTTCACGCCAACCAGCATGGAAGACAGGAGCCTTACCTAACCAGCTAGGGTTCTGTTCGTTGAGCAGAACGTAAGCACGATCAACAACAGTAATGACACGGTTCTTATGGAATACCCCTGAGCCGTTGTCATAGATGTCTCCGTAGAACGTAAGTAGCTCCACGTAGTTAGACTCATAGTATTCCTGTAAGGAAGCAAAACCATCAGCAATGAACCCCTGAGACTTTGACACATCAATGTCGTTGCCTGAGGCATGTGCACGGTTACCTAGCATCTTCTCTAGGATCTGACCCATATAGGCATTGTCGATGGAGGCGTCTACCTTACGAGCAATCTCCCCAAGTGTGACAACTGATCGAATGATCTTAGGGCTTTCCCCAAAGGAAGGAGCCAAGGGATTGAAACATACATCGAAAGGGCTAAGACGTACCAGCTTAGGGCCAACGTAGTTAACGACACGTTCTCCTGTGTCCTCATACTCAGTGTAGTCCTTGACAAACTCTACAGTAGCAAAGCAGTTACCGTATTGGATGTAGTCATTGATTAGCTTGCTGGTTGTGTTCTCAAAGTCAGACTGACGGAGCTTGCTCTGCATGTATGCCTGGATAACATCACGCTTACTCTTAACGTCAGCATCCTGATCGTTAGCTTCAAAGCGGAACCAACGCTTCTGTGGGAACAGAGCAGAGAAGTAGTTAGCATGAAGGTTGTCTGCAATCTGTGTCAGCTTAGGTGTGGTTGTACTGTTGGTCCAGGGTAGCTTGCTGTTGCTGGTGGTACGTGTGTCTGTTGCGTAGATGTAGTTACGTAGTTCTTTCCACTCTTCCAGCTTAGGCTGACGAGCTTTGTTCCAAGTGGACCAACGGTCAGCAATGTCCACAGCCAATACGTGTGGGTCAATTATAGTTTGCAGGTCAATCGTTGTTCCAGCCATTAGAAGGAGACTCCACCAAATCTTGAGTTAAACTGTACGACATTATCTTTTTGTCTACGTACAGTACGTGCAGGTTTAATAGCCATGTCTACCACAGATGCCAAAGCGTCAATAACGTCATCGTGTGGTGGGTTACGGGATGACAACTCTTCTTCTAGTACTTGAGTGTTACCACCTCTGTAGTGCCACATACTAAGGTTGTCATACCTAGGTTCTAAAGCCGAGGCTATACGTTCCTGCTTATTACCTTGGTTCTTGTTAGGTCTAAACTCCTCGATGCTTATCGAGAGACCGTGTTGCTTGACTAACTCTTTTAACTGCTTAACGATAGCTACCTGAGCTACTGTAGTTTCAGCCCTGAGCTTACGGAAAGACCACTTGGTTGACAAATGAAAGATGTGGTCAAAGTACTCAGAGATACGATCTGTCTTAAACCTGTCGATGTCTAAGACGTATACATTGTTCTCTGCATCAATCCCTATGACAACGATGGCTGTGTAGTCAGCCTTCTTGGAGAGGCTAAAAGCAAAGTCAACTGCGGCATAGACGTTCAGTTTATTATCTTTATAGAACCAGTAACCATTGTCTTGCTTAAGGTGCTTACGGTCATAGTACTGAAACTTGTCGGAGCCTACGGGTACGTTGTCAGGATCACTTGGGTCATTGTAGTACTGTGCTCTGAACTGTCCCTTGTCTAGGTACTGCCCACGTTTCTTAGCCAAGACCTTAATGTCGAACCCAAACCACTTACCGTCTTTACGTTGACTACGAGGCCACAACATCTGACCTGTGCCATCACCACTGTCCTCTACTGGCCTTTCGAATACCTCATAGATATTCTCTTCGCCTATCTTGTTACCTTCGTCATCGTACTGATCCTCTACCATTTGGAGTAGATCATTGTACAAGTCTGCTGGGTGGTATCTGGTGCCTACGACCCATTCCTTAGCATCGGCACCCTCGATAGATGACAAGAGAGAGTATTGGCTCTTTACCTTGTTACGGCCTTCCCCTGTGTATGCGTTCTCATAAACAACAACATCATCTAGAACTGCAATGTCACAGTGCATCCCTGTAAGAGAAGTAGTGAGACCACCAGTAAAGACAGAGGGGTCACGAACATTCTCTTTCTTACGTGCTGGGTGATCCAACATAATCTCTGAGTTGGTCCAGCGAGTACGTTTACCCTCATCAGCGTTAACATGCTCAGGCCAGTACCTAGAGTAAGTCTCAGAAGTTAAGATACCCTTGACAAACCCTAGTTGTTTCTCCGCAAGGTTAGCCGTGGCTGAGATGTAAAGGATACGTAGGGTAGGATCTTTGGTTAGTTCCCACGCAACCCTGTAAGCTATAAGACGAGACTTACCGTGGTCACGAGGGAACAGGAGTAGCTGGTGCGACTTGTGGTCTTCTCTTGTCCACCAATCACAGACCTCTTCATGGCATTGCCCTAGGACTTGCTCAGGGGCTACCAGCTTAATGAAAGTAGTTAAGTCACTCTCAGCTGCTAACCTAATCTGATCTTGTGTTGCCATTGTATTCTGCTACTTCTTATTTGTCAAGAGTTATTCTTAGCCAGCCTCAGCTACCACAAGCGTCCCAGCCTCAACCTGCCGCAGTATCTCAGCGTAGTGGCGGTTGGCTGGGTCTAGGGGGACTGACATTTCAGTGCCGTCGATGGTGGCTTTGATGAATGAAGTGTTGCCTGACGTTGGGTCTGCAACGTACTGCGCCGACGTGATGTTCATGTTGTTCATGATTATAGCTCCGCATCAAATTTTAACTTAGAGCCAGTTCCAGATAAAGCCCGTATAAAATACAGCTTACCTGTCGTTAATCCGCTCGCAACACCAGCGCCTAATTGATAACCCCATTTAGTATTATTGCCGTAAAAAGCAGTTATTCCAGCGCCACCGCCAGTGCCATCCGTAACTTGCCATGTTCCACTGGTTGATCTAGTCGGAGAAGCTCTCATTTCTACTGGAAAAATATGCTGTGTTCCGTCATATGCAGCATTGGTAGCGTAAGCAACGGTACTGCCAAACGTAGTGTCACCATCTTCTTCAAAAACCTGAAAATACCGCTGACACCTCGCCAACTCATCCCCATAGCTGCGATGCTCGAATGGGGTGGCTGTGTCGCCTACTTCGAGTTGGACGCCTGTGATTTGCCATGTGGCGTTTACAGTTTCTATAAGCTGAACTTCTTGTCCGTAAGCAAGTTTTGTTCCCGCATATGCCCCCCAAGAAGTGTTAGAGCTAGACTTTCTGTCAGGGCCAGCAGCAAAATACCAATAAAGATAAAAACCCGCCCCGTTGTTATCGTCAAGCAGCCCAGCAGTGTCTCCGGCATACGTTATCGTTTTATATTCCCATGTGTTTGCAGAATTAATCGTGTATGTTGCACCAATAATGCGGTTTCCATCAGCAGTGTAGTTAGCTACTGCGTAAACGCCCGTAACAGAAGCCTTAACCCAAAACGAAAGTGTTACAGATTTGGCTGCTGCGGTGTTATAATCTAATTGCTGCAAATCTTGCGCTTCAATTAGATGTACTAACCCCATATATTCGTCATCGGCTACCGCAGTTTCAGCCGTTGCAACTGTTACTTTTAAAGATTTGGCAAACCCGCTTGGCGCATCACTGTCTTGAGTGGCGTTGATAAGAGCGTTATCAATGCCTCCCTGCTCAGTTTTAAAGCGGTCTAAAGTGTATTGCGTACCAGCACTTGTAAAACTTGTCCCCCTCTGCGCCACCTGCATAGCGCCATTGATAATCAGGTTCCTGTTCGACAAAGCACCATCGTCATAGACGTTACCTAAGTCTGCTAATCCTCGTGCCTTACTCATAGCTTAGACCTCCTGTGAGGCTGCTGACGCCCCAGCGTCTAGTG